CAGTCAGAAACGATGGTTCAACAGTAAGGTCGAGTATGAATGGGCGGCCTGAGCTGGCTTCCACTATTTTTGATAGTGGAACCTCTATGTTGGACTGCCGCGGCCACATGCCTAGGGTAAATGTTGGGATGATCGAGTCTTTATGTTTTGGGCTTAGCTTCTGGTAGCCTAAGACTTCCGCTGGACGGCTTCTTAATGAAGGGTAGTATTTGTACTGGTCAAATAAAATGCTCACGCTATGCTTCCTCTGCTGACGTTTCATTTAGGCTTTCATTTGAGTCGAGTGCTATGTGGCGGTCTACCGCCTTGCGTTCTCGTTTCGTGGCTTGCTGTTTCACAGCTTTAGAAATTATGTATGCGTCTATCTCGATGATCTTTGCATTGGCATTTTCTAAGTCTATGATTTTGATCAGTAGGTCGGCATTCGCTGCGTGTGCTTCAGTAAGGCGGTTAATCAGCCGGAACAAGGGTATGGATAAAAATATACCGAGCAGTAATGCTGCAAGCCAACCGGATATACCAAGCCATATAGACTTTTCGCCGCTAGTTAAAGTGTATATGGACAGCAATACACCTATAATACTTAGGGCAACTCCTATAGCGCTGAGATAGAATCCTGTAGTTGATTCTCCGGTGAGCGGTTTTGAAATTTGCAATTTCTGCCTCCATGCATTTTGCTTTTTTCGCCTGCTTAGAAGTTCATAGTTTTCGTGCATTCCATACAAGCAATACTTTTGCATGTATAGTCAAATCGTCAGTGCGTGCCTGAAGATCTTTATTTTTTGGGTTGTCTGAAATTAACCACATATGATCTTCGTCTTTGCGCTGGAGCCGTTTAATCAATAAGTCTCCATGCCAAGAGAGTACATATACACCCTCGCCCTGATAATCGGTTACACCGCGATCAACAATTACTGGATCTTTATCATTAATTGTGCCTTCCATGCTTTGCCCCCATCCAGTGATGATTGATAGGGCTTGGGCTGAGGTATACGTCACGCCTTTTTCGCGCAGCACATCTTCGCGGATGATCACGTTGCGGATGACTTCACTGTACTCCGCAGGCACCTGGCCATGACCCATAGCTGCCCGGATATCGTACTGGGGAATAGAGATATCGCCATGTCCCGGCGCAACTTTGATCTGAGCCTGGCTGGGCGGTACTGCTTGAGTCGACGCATCGGAGAGGCTATCCGCAACCGCTTTGGCAATTTTGTCCTGGGCTGTGGCATCCAGTGATTTGCCCCCATGTTTACGGAGCATCTCCAAGACTTTTTCGGCGGCAGTGCTCACGGTACTGCCACTGCTCTTAACCTGGACGGCCTGCATCTGGGCTAACTCAGCGGCAATTCGAGGACTAAATCGCTCTACAGGCTCTTGAAGCAGCCTGGATAACACGACTGCGAATTTTGCATTCAAGGGGTTGGTGCCGTTCAGGTACATAGCCACGCCAGCCGGCGAGATATCAGCAGCCTCGGCCACTTTCGCTTGCGTCAGGCCGAGAGCGTTCTTTTTCTGCGTGAACAGCTTCTTGGCTGCCTCGCACTCGGCTTTCAGCTGGGGGGAGAGATCTTTCTTTTTCGTCATGGGCGAAATTTAACCGGAGGTTAATTTATCTGCCTCAACCGCCGGTGTTGAATAAATGCTAACCGGCGGTTAACATTGGGTATTCATCACTGAGGCAATGCCATGAATCGAACACTGCTACCTGAGCTGGTTGAGCGAATCGGTCAGACCGCTGTCGCCAAAGGGCTCGATGTGAGCGCCCCAGCCATTGTCAAAGCGGTCAAGACTGGGCGAGTCATTTTTGTAATCGAGAACGACGACGGGACGATGACAGGGGAGGAATTGCGGCCGTTTCCGAGTCGCCCCGGCCTGGTGCGTGGGACAAATTCTGCGTCATCCGGTCGTGCGCGGGTAGGTGATCAAAACACCTGCTGATCCATCCAGTACCTGAATCGCGGGCATAAAAAAACCGGGTGGCAGCCCGGCTTTCTCAACTTCTTAAATCGAGACCGATTATGCATCTCTCCAATGATGCGCGCAATGCTGCGCCTATCGCTCAATGTCCGTCGCAATGGTGGCAAGCGTGAGCGTACAAGCTATGACCTGGGCACTCGCCATTCCCAAAGCTGCACTTGAGAATCCTGCAGCCCGTCATGTCCTGCTCTGCCTCGCCAACTACGCAGGCAGCGATGGAAGAGGGGCATTCCCTTCTGCCGGGACTCTCTCTGACGACACCGGCCTTTCTGAGCGAACAGTACGGCTGAAGCTAGATGAGCTCGCCCAGGCCGGTTGGATCGCTGAGGGAAACCAGGCAATTGCTGCTGCCCATATCGATCGCCGCGACCGTCGCCCCGTCGTTTACGACCTGCTGATTAAGCGGGGTGCATCTGCTGCACCTCGTCCTGAACGGGGTGCAGGAAACCGCACGGGGTGCAGCTCACAGCAGAACGGGGTGCAGCAAAACGCAGAACGGGGTGCAGCAGCTGCACCCAATCCGTCATTGAACCAATCTACTCTCTCTCAGCGCGAGCCGTTCGCGATGTCCCTTGAATGGGAACCGAATCCGGAACTGCTGAAAGCCTACGCCCGCCGGGCAGGTCTGACCCTGGATCAGTTCAACGCGGTTGCCATATCCGGCTTTGTGCTCCACCACGATGCCAAGGGCGTGGCCCAAACCGAAAAGCAGTGGCTGGCCGCTCTGGTCAGCTGGGTGAAATCCGATCTCGCTCGCGCTGCGCGCTCTCCCGTTGCTCGCAGCAGCGGATCGCAGCGCTCCAACTTCGATGACGATGACACGTCGTGGATCGGGGAAGGGGGCGGCCAATGAATCAGGTTGCAACCGTGGCCCATGGCTTGTGGGCAAAGGTCCAGGCTGGCCAATACGTGCCCTCGGATTACTCGCTGCCTGCCGATGTGAAGGCCGAGCTCAATCGCAAAACTGCGGCGGTGATCAACGATCTGTTCCGTGATCTGCGCACGATCTGCAGCGCCTGGCAGCGAGCGTGGCCGGACGAAGCAACGTACAAGGCTGCCAAGCAGCAATGGCTGACTGCGTTTCTCGAGGCCGGTATCAACACCCCGGAGCAACTGCAGTTCGGTTTGATGCGCTGCCGGCAATCCGGTCGCGAGTTCATCCCGGCGCCTGGGAAATTCATCGAGTGGTGCCAGCCTTCGCCGGAAATGCTAGGCCTTCCTCCGCTCGCTGCGGCCTTCCGTGAGGCTTGCCGCAACGCGCATCCCGCCATGGCGGGGAAGGGTAAGTGGACCCATGACGCGGTCTGGCACGCCGCCAAGGAAAGTGGTTTCGAGAACCTGAACAAGCTGGCTACCGATGTGAGCGCCAAGCTGTTCGAGCGCAACTACACGATTGCCGTTCGGCGCCTGGTCGCAGGTGAGCCGCTGCAGAGAATGCCGCTGGCTCTCCCTGCGGAGGTGCCAGGCCAGCGCACGCCAAAAGTGGGGAATGAAGCCCTGGCGGCGATCCGGTCCAGGATGCTCGGCCGATGATCGAGCTTCCCGCACCTGACCTCACTGAATACCGATACGCGCTGTACTGCCGCTCCGACCTGTTCGGACTCTCCAGTACCCCGCATCCACCCATTGCGCTCTATCGCGACGAAGCTGCGGCCGTCGCGCATGGCCAACTCATGTGGCCGAGTGCTTACACCGTCATCGACCTTCATGGAGAAGACAGCCCATGCGGCAATCGAAACTGACCAAGGCCGCACGCAGCCGGGAGTGCCAAGTGCGCATTCCCGGGGTGTGCAACGGCAATCCAGAAACTACCGTGCTTGCGCATTACCGCCTGGCGGGCACGTGCGGTGTTGGTATGAAACCCCACGACATGCAGGGCGCTTGGACGTGCAGCGCCTGCCATGACGCCTGTGATGGCCGTCGCCGCGATATCGACCGCGATACAGCGCGGCAGTACCACGCTGAGGGAGTGATGCGCACCCAAGCCGCCTTGCTCCATGAGGGGGTGCTGACCGCATGAGTGCGACTCGGGAAGTGAAGTTCAGCGAGGCCGAAGTTCGCCGGCAGGCCGCCGACAAGGCCGTACGCGACCTGCGCGACCCTCGTCACCCAGGGCTGTACCTGCGGTTCTGGATTACCCGCGAGCGCGGCACTTGGCACCTGGTGCGTGGCAAGAAGTGGGTGCCGGTCGCACGCTGGCCTGACCTGGGTGTTGCAGCGGTGATCGCCGAGCTGCCCGCGCTGCGTCGGCGACTGCTGCGCGATCCGGCCACCGCGCCCGTGGCGTCCGGCATGAGTACTGTGGGCCAGCTGCTGGACTGGTACGGCGATCGGATGACCCGCGACCGCTCGTTGTCGGTGAAGCGCAAGGCAGGTGCACGGTCTGCCATCGCTCAGCACCTAAAGCCACGCTTGGCGGACCTGGCCCTGGCGGAAGTGAGTGCCGACTCTCTCGACAAGCAACTGATGTGGCCGGCTCAGGCCGATGTGTCGCTCTCTTACCTGCGGCAGATGTTCGCCCTGTTGCTGACCGCCTTCCGTCAAGCCCTGAAACTGGGCCTGATCGACGGAAACCCAATGGCTGGGATGCGTTTCAACGACTTCACCAAGGCCAAGATCCTGCCGAAGGCGGCGCGCCTGCGTGACGTGCAGCTGCCCGAGCTGATGCAGCAACTGGCTCACGCCTTTGATGCGAGCCCTGGTGACGCGATGCTTGCCCTGATGATGTTGGCCCACGGCACCCGAATCGGTGAAACCCGCATGGCGCGGTGGGCTGATGTCTCGTTGGCGGCGGCCGAGTGGTTCATCCCAGCGGCGAATACCAAGACTCGCACCGAGCACCGCTTACCTCTGACCGCCCAGCTGCAAGCACTGCTGACCCGCTACAGGGCAATTCAGCAGGCTCAGGGTTACCAGGGCGCCTACCTGTTCCCGAGTAGACGCGGGCTGCCGCTGAGCGAGACGCAGGCCAGTGCCGTCTTCACCCGATTGGGGCAGGGTGCCTGGACTAGTCACGACCTGCGCAAGGTGTCCCGCACCACTTGGACCGACCTCGGCATCGACGGCCATATAGGCGAGATGCTGCTGAATCACTCGCTGGGCAAGATCGCCAGCACCTATATCCACACCCAGGCCATGCAGCAGCGCCGGGCAGCCCTGGAGAAGTGGCACGCCTGGTTAGACGGCATTGGCTTTGGTGCCATTCACGGCCTTACAGAGGCCTTATCCGAGATTTCTCATAACGGCGCGCAGCCCGCTAATGGCGAGGCTTCGAGCGACCTTACTGAATTTGTTACTAGCGAGGATTCGAAATGACAGGGAGGCGCCATGGACCATCTCTCCGGCGAGAGCTCAAGTTCATCATCGAGTGCGCCACCTGCGGCGGAAGCGGACTCTTCATTGGTGTGTTCCATCAGATGGATTGTCCGCACTGCTTGGGGGCTGGATGGCTTTGCGGACACTCACTCAAGCCTCTTGCGGCGAGCGACATCGTTCCGGTGCTCAACAGTCGTCTCAGGGATGCTCTGGCCGAGATTGCAAAGGCCAGGCAACTGCTTGGTGCGGGCAGTTCGCAGGGGCCGGAGCGGCAGTATCACGAGAACAACCGCCGCGGCGCCGGCGGCACCAACTACACCGGGGATTGAGGGGAAGGACAATGAAAATTATCAGCGCTCGCCAAGCGTGGCACGATGCATTGCACGAAGATCGCCCATCGGCCCTGGCCGTTGCGGCAGAGGCCGCAGTTTTGGGCAAGAGGAGTGGGCCGGGAGACGTGAAGATCATGGTTATGCTGGAAAATCATGACGGAAAAGAGGTGGTCAAGGTCTACGACATTCGAAAGGAAGGCGTGCAAGAAACCCGCTCGGGCCGCCGCCTCACTGAAGCACGCTGCGCGCACATGCTTACAGCTGGCTTGATACTGGTGGCAATCGACTCGTTATCGAAGTCGCTCCGTCATCTGGGAAACTTCCTGTACTCGCCCATTGCCAACGGCAACGACCTCAGCGTTGCTCATGGTCTCGTATGGCTTGGCAGCGGCCTGGAATCGCTTACTGAACGCAAGAAGCAGCGTGCTTACTGGATGGCCATGGCCGCTCTGCAGTCGCACAAGATGTTTGTTGCCGGCGCTGAAGGCATGGGGCCTGGCGCTGTCTGCATGTTTGTCGAGGATCGCACTGGCGAAAAGATGAACCCGCAGAACTGGGCCAGGGACTGGCAAGGCATTTGGGATGCTCTTTGCTCCCATGTCGACAAGCTTGATAAGCAAGCCTTAAAGCCCGTCGCAGCGGTCGTTCAACGGTTCCGTGAGCGGGACGAAATGGCCGCTTGACGTTTTGAGGAGTGTTCTGGCATTATTTAGCCATCGTCATAATTTCGCCTATGGCGAAAAATTATACAGAAACCCGGCCGCCAAGCCGGGTTTTTTTGTCGCATTCGCTCGAGAGCATGCCTTGAAATCGCCATTTAAGCCCATACATTCAGTATGGGTGATAAGGAGGCTCAAGATGAGCGAAGTGTTGAAGCTGGGCGATGTAGTGCGCTACAAGCTGGACGGACGACTGATGACTGTCGTCGATGCTGGGCCGGTTCCTGTTGGCGGTGCGTTTGGGGTGACGGGGCGGATGGTTTCGCAGCAGACCCTGAGCGATGCCCATGTGGAGTGTAAGTGGTTTGACAAGGCTGACTTGCATTCGAAAGTTATCAAAAAGACTGATATCGAGTATGTGAGGTCTACTGATCTCTACGTCTCGCAGGAAGGCGATGCGGTTCAGTTGTCTTCCGGAGGGCCTCGTATGTTGGTTGATCGCTGCGGCCCCAAAGACTTCAGTGTGGTTGTCGGTTTCGGTGGCAGCATGAGCCGAACCCCGTCGAACATTCGTCATGATCTGGTTGGCTGCAAGTGGATTAATGGGAAAAAAGAGGTGCAACGCGAGTTCGAAATTGGCTCGTTGGTCCCTCTGTAGAAAATCTGCTGTAAACATAAGCCCTGGCAATTGCCGGGGCTTTTTTATTTGCGCTCCCTGCAACGGGAGGAATCGAGATGCCGAACATGCCTGAGAAGGATCCTGGCCTGTGGGCCGCTATGGTGGCGTGGTTGATTGCACATCAGCCGCAGCTGGCCACCGGCGGTATCGCCGCTGCCGTTGCCATGTGTCGTGTTGTCTACGGCGGCGGTCGTGGTCGTAAGGTGGTTCTTGAGGGCGCCATTTGCGGCCTCATCGCAATCAGCTTGCTGCCCGTTCTGGAGTACTTTGCCCTCCCTCCCAACCTGTCTGTCTTTGCGGGCTGTATGGTCGGTTTCATGGGGGTTGAGAAGCTCCGTGAGTACTCCGACCGATTCATGGGTAAGAAAGTGGAGGGCTGAGTATGCCGCCCAAGGCTAAACGTCCCTGTCGAGTGCCAATATGCTCCAGTAAAACCAGTGATCGCCATGGTTACTGTAGTGCGCATGCCTCGCTCGCAATCGGTTGGAACAACCCGCGCCGTGGCACTGCTGAGCAGCGTGGCTATGACTGGGCATGGCGCAAGCTTGCCAAGGCAGTACTCAAACGAGATCGCTATCTGTGCCAGTGCCATGACTGCAATGGTCGCCGACTGCCGGCAACAGAGGTTGACCATCGCATACCGAAGTTTGAAGGGGGAACGAATGACCCATCCAACCTGTTTGCCATCAATGAAAACTGCCACAAGTTCAAAACGGCGGCAGAGTCGGCACGGGCGCGGTCAGGCCGTCCGCCTGGCGCGTGAGGCAATGCGTTTGCGCGAAAGAGCGATCAAGCGCAGCCGAAGTACCGAGCTGATCTGCCATGGTGACTGGCACCTGGATCGAGCGCTGTACTGCTGGAAAAACATTCATAAGCTTGGAATTCCAGAGCTGATTTCGCGTGTTCTACATGAGCTAGTGGCAGCAATTGACGCATACATGCATGCCGCTGACGGAGTGCCAGAGCGTCCGTTCATGCATCTGGCTGCCTTAATCGATGGCGAGAATCTGCGGACAAAATTAGCGAAAAGTGGTCGAAATTTGGCCAAGTAAGGGGGCGGGGCAAAATCTCTACAGCTTTCGTCTCTCTCCACCGAGCGCCCAGCCTTTTTCACACACCCGCGAAATTAAAAAAAATCGCATTCCAGAAAATCGGGAGGCCTGAACGATGGGGCGACCCGCGAAACCTACCGCTCTCAAGCTGCTGCAGGGCAATCCCGGCAAGCGAAAACTCAAGAAGGACGGCCCTGCGCCGGCGCCGCTGGCGGAAACACCAGACGCCCCGGAGTGGCTGGGGGAATGGGCCGTTGAAATGTGGGGCGCCATTGCGCCGTGGTTGACCCAGGCCGGGATCATGACCCGCACCGACACGCACAACCTGGCGGTCTTTTGCGCCGCTTACGAGCGGTGGCGGTTGGCCGAGGAAGAAGTGGCCAGCAAGGGCATCACCGTCGTGGACGCCAAAGGTGTGCTCAAGAAGAACCCCGCCTGCACCGTGATCAACGAGGCGCTACGCCAGGTGGCCAGCTTCGGGGCAGCCCTCGGGCTGGACCCGGCCAGCCGTGCGCGCCTCATGGGCAGTGGCGGGCCGGAGAAACCAGAAAACCCGTTCATCGTGCTCAAAGGAGGGCGGGCCTCGAAGTGAGTTAGGACATGGCCAGCTACCCGAACGTAAACGCGGCGAACAAGTACGCCCGCGACGTGGTGGCCGGCAAGATCCCGGCATGCAAGTACGTGCGTCGTGCCTGCCGGCTTCACCTGGATGACCTGGCCAAGTCGAAGAAGCGCGGCTTTCGCTGGGCCTTCGACCGCGACACGGCCGAGCAGGTGGCGGTGTTCATCCAGCTGCTGCCGCACGCCAAGGGCAAATGGGCGGCGCTGCGCGAGCTGATCAAGCTTGAGCCGTGGCAGCTGTTCATCTTCTGCAGCATCTTCGGTTGGGTCGACAAGAAGACCCGCCGCCGGCGGTACCGCGAGGTTTACATCGAGGTGCCGCGCAAGAACGGCAAGAGCGTGCTGGCCGCCGGCGTCGGCCTGTACATGCTGGTCATGGACGGAGAGTTCGGCGCTGAGGTGTATTGCGGTGCGACCACCGAGCGGCAGGCCTGGGAGGTGTTCAAGCCGGCGCGGCAGATGGTGCGACGCACCCCCGAGCTGGTCGAGGCCTTCGGCATCCAGGTCGCGGCGAAAAACCTGTCGGTGATCGGCGACGAAAGCAAGTTCGAACCCCTGATCGGCGACCCCGGCGACGGCCAGTCACCGAGCTGCGCCATCGTGGACGAGTTCCACGAACACACCTCGGCCGCGCTCTACGAAACCATGCTGACCGGCATGGGCGCCCGTGATCAGCCGATGATGTTCGCCATCACCACGGCGGGCTACAACATCGCCGGGCCGTGCTATCTGCAGCGCGCCCAGGTGATCGACAAGCTGGAAGGGACGGTACCGAACGACGAGTTGTTCGGGATCATCTACACGATTGACGAGGACGACGACTGGAAAGACCCGGCGGTCCTGCGCAAGGCTAACCCCAACTACGGCGTCTCGGTCGGGGCTGAGTACCTGCTGAAACGCCAGGCCGACGCGACGCGTTACCCGTCACGGCAAAACGCGTTCAAGACCAAGCACCTCAACATCTGGGTCAGCGCCAAAGAAGCCTGGCTGAACATGGCTGACTGGGAGGCGTGCGGCGACCCCACGCTGACCCTGGACCAGTTCCTGGGCCAGCGCTGTTGGATCGGGATTGACCTGGCCAGTAAGTCGGATATCTGTGCGGTGTCGCTGGTGTTCCTGGACAAGGTGGAGCTGGTCCCGGGCAGCGGCAAGTGGGTCAACCGATGGACCATTTTCTGTAAGTCGTTCTTGCCCGAAGGCGCGATAGAGCGGGGCGGCCCCAACAAGGCCGCTTACGAGGCCTGGGCCAACGCTGGGTTGCTGGAGGTGTGCGACGGCGAGGAAATGGACTTCGACCTGGTGCGCGACATGGTGGGCGAATTCGCTGGCATGTTCGACGTGCAGGAAGTGGCCTACGACAAATGGCGCGCCACCCAGCTGGCCCACCAGCTGCAGAAGGACGGCGCCGAGGTAGTCGAGATGGGCGGCGGCGTGGCCAGCATGAACCTGCCCATGCGCGAGCTGGAAGCGGCGCTGCTGTCCGGTCGCGTGCGCCACTGCAGCGACCCAGTATTGGCCTGGCAGGCCGGCAACGTCGTGGTGCGTCCGTTCAAGGGCTGCATCACGCCGATGAAGGCCGACGAAGGCAAGACCGACATGCGCAAAATCGACGGCATTGTCGCCGCGCTGATGGCGATGAACCGCGCCATGGTCAGCGAATTTGAGCCGGAAGGGCTGTTGGCCAGCCTGACCGAAGACGACCTATTAGCTATGTGAGCCCCTACGATGAAATGGCTTCCTGAATCTATCGGGACGGCAGGCTTTTGCCTGTTCGTCGCGGGCCTCTACGTCCAGTTTGGGGCGGGTGTGGCCCTGATGGTCGGTGGCGGGCTGATGGTGGCCGGCGCCGCCAAGGCGGTGTGGCGATGATCCTGGGCGCGATGTTCGAGCAGCGCAGCAGCCTGGAGGTGCCCAGCACGCCGATGAACAGCAAGGAACTGACCGAATACCTGTTCGAAGGGCAAGGCATCAGCGTCAGTCCAGCTTCGGCCATGCGCCTGACAGCGGTATATGCGTGCATCTACGTGCTGTCCAGCTCCATGGCGCAGTTGCCGCTGAGCGTGCTGCGCAAGGTCAACGGGCGGATCGAGGTAGCCACCGACCATCCGGCCCATTACCTGCTGCACGACGAGCCGAACACCTGGCAGACCTCCTACCGCTGGCGGGAAACCAAGCAAGCCCATGTGCTCGGCTGGGGCAACGGCTACACCCGGACGGTGCGCAGCCGGCGCGGTGAACTGCTGTCGCTGGAAATGCACGAGCCGCAACACACCGAGTTGGTGAAGAACGGCAATCGCTGGGTGTATTCGACCCAGGATGAAGACGGCGCGCCGCTGGCGGTATCGCCCGAAGACATGATTCACCTGCGCGCCATCGGCTCGCACCGGCGCATGGGTATCAGCCCCATCCGGCAGAACGCCGACACCATCGGCCTGGGCATGGCCACGGTGCGCTACGGCAAGGAGTTTTTCGAGGGCGGCGGCCGGCCTACGGGCCTGGTCACCGTCAAGGACGGGAAGCTGGATAACACCAGCTGGGAGCGCCTGAAAACGGTCTGGCGCGCCGCCGTGGAACGGCTCAAACGTTCGGACAACAAGACGCTGCTGTTGCCCGCCGACCTCGATTACAAGGCGCTGACCATCGCCCCCGAGGATGCGCAATTTCTCGAGACTCGCAAGCTGACCCGCAGCGAGATTGCCAGCATCTTCAACGTGCCGGCGCACATGATCAACGACCTGGAAAAGGCCACGTTCTCGAACATCAGCGAGCAGGCCATCCAGTTCGTGCGCCACACGGTCATGCCGTGGGTGAAGAACTGGGAGGAAGAAGTAAACCGCCGGGTCTTCACCTGCGCCGAGCGCATGGCCGGCTACTACGTCAAGTTCAACCTGGCCGGCCTGTTGCGCGGTACCCCGAAAGAGCGCGCCGAGTTCTACCGCATCGCCATTCAAGACGGCTGGATGAGCCGCAACGAAGTGCGCGTGCTGGAAGACCTCAACCAGCTGGAAGGCCTCGACTCGATGTTGCTCAACGTCAACACGCAGTTGCTCGGCGCCGACGGCAAGCCGTTACCCGTAACGAAGCAGGAATAACCCATGAGTGAATTCGAACAACGCATGCTGCAGGCGCAGCATTGCGAGCTTCGTGCTGTCCAGCCGGATGAGCAGGGCAGCGCGCCGAAGATCGCCGGCTATGCCGCTGTCTTCAACCAGCGTAGCGACCTGCTGGGCGGCACCTTCGTGGAGATCATCGCCCCGGGCGCGTTTGACGACGTGCTGAACCAGGACACCCGGGCGCTGTTCAACCATGACCCGACCTACCTGCTGGGCCGCACGGCCAGCGGCACGTTGCGCCTGACCGTAGATGAGCGCGGCCTGGCGTACGAAATCGACACGCCCAACACGCAGACCATCCGCGACTTGGTGGTCGAGCCGTTGCGCCGTGGCGACATGAGCGGCAGCAGCTTCGCCATGCGCGTGGCCAAGGGTGGCGACACCTGGCACGAAGAGAAAGACGGCCTGATCGTCCGCACCATCTTCAAGATCGCCGAGCTACGCGACGTAGGGCCGGTGGCGTTCCCGGCTTACCCCGACTCCAGCGCTGCCCAGCGCTCCCTGACTGCCTGGAAGCAGGCGCAAACCGAAGGCGACGAAGCCCGCGCACATTTCGAGCGCGAGGCCCGCGAGCGCCTGCTTGACCTCAACGAACTGTGATCCCAAGGGGGAGCTATGACCCTGCAACAACTGAAAGAAGCCTATAACAAGCTGTCGGCCGAAATGCGCTCGCTGCACGAAACCACCCCGGACGACGGCTGGACCGGTGAAGTCCGCAGCAAGTGGGAAGGCATGAAAGCCGACCTCAAGGCACTCAAAGACAAGATCGAGCGCGAAGAAGAACTGCGCGCCCAGGATCAAAGCTTTGTCGAAGGCCTGGACCGTGAACGCCCGAACAACGCGCCGCAGAACGAAGCCGACACCGAGCAGCGCAGCGCCTGGGATAACTGGGTGCGTCGCGGCCTGGAGTATCTGCCCCCCGAGCAGCGCTCCGTGGTTCTGGAAATGCGCGCTCAAGGCACCAACCCGAACGAGGCGGGCGGTTTCACCGTGCCGACCACCCTGCAGGCCAAAGTGATCGAATCGCTGGTGACCTACGGCGGTATTGCTTCGGTTTGCCAGCTGCTGCAGACCGACAACGGCGCGCCCATCGCCTGGGCCACCAGCAACGGCGGTGAGGAAGAGGGCGAGCTGATCGGCGAGAACAAGGCCGCCGGCGAAAAGGATGTCGAGTTCGGCATGGGCACCCTCGGGTCGCACACCATCAGTTCGCGAATCATCCGCGTTTCTGAACAGCTGCTGCAGGACTCGGGCATTGACATGGAAGGCTACCTGGCCGGCCGCATCGGCAAACGCGTGTCGCGTACCCGTAACCGCCTGATCGTCCAGGGCACCGGCGCCGGTGAAACGGCCGATGCGCCGGCGCAGCCGAAGGGCCTGGAGTACTCGACCCCTCAAGGTGCGATGACGGCCAAGGCCACCGCCTTCACCTGGCAGGAGGTCAACAGCCTGATTCACTCCATTGACCCGGCGTATCGTGCGGCCGCCAAGTTCCGCTTGGCGTTCAACGACAAGACGCTGCAGGCGATGGAAGAAATGGTGGACGCCAATAACCGCCCGCTGTGGCTGCCCGGCATCGACAGCGACCGTCCGGCCACCATCCTCAAGCATCAGTACGTGATCGATCAGGCCATCGCCGATATCGGCGCCGGCAAGAAATTCATGTATGCCGGCGACTTCAACGAACTGGTGCTGCGCGCGGTGCGTAGCTTGACCCTCAAGCGCCTGGTGGAGCGTTACGCCGAGTACGGCCAGGTCGGCTTCCTGGCGTTCGTGCGCTTCGGCCTGGTGCTGCAGGACACCGCCGCCATCAAGCACCTGGTGGGCAAGACCGCCTGACGGGAGGGTTGCCCATGCTGACGCTTGAGCAGATCAAGAGCCATTGCAAGCTGGAGCTGGACGAAACCGAGGAAGACACGCTGTTGCAGGCCTACGCCCGCGCAGCGCGTCGCCAGGTCGAGAAGGACAGCGGCCGGCGGTTGTACTGGGTCACGCTGCCGGCAGACGCGCCGGCAGACGCGACCGGCGATGAAGCCTACCTGCGTGGGCTGCTGCCGATCGATGCGCCAGAAAACGCGTTTCCCGTAACGGATGACGTGGCGCTGGCCATGCTGCTGTTGGTCGCCCACTGGCACCGCAACCGCGAGCCGGTCACCGAATCGACCAGCAACGGCACCAAGGCGATGCCGCTGGCCTATGACGCCCTGGTGCAGCCTTATCGCTGGTTCACGCTGTGAGGGAGCCGGAAGCGGGCGAACTGCGCACCCGGGCGGTGGTGCGCATCCGCAACGACACGCCCAGCGGTCCCGGCCTGGACTCGCATTTTGAAGAAGTGGCCAAGCGCTGGTGCAAGATCGAGCCGTTAGGCACGGCCACCTACACCGGGTCGGTGCAGACCGGTACGACCATCACGCATCGGATCTACTGCCGGTTCGTGCGTGACCTGGACACCCGGCATGAGCTGGTCGCCGGTGGCCGGGTGTTCCGCGTCAAGCGGGCTACCGGGATGCGTGGGCGGCAAGTGTGGTCGCTGATCGAGGTCGAGGAACTGCAGGCGGTGAATGTGCCGGCGGGAGGTGGTCGTGGCCAACTCCGTTTCGATTGACGGCTATTTGCATGTCGAGGGCTTCGACCAGTTCGACCAAGAGGCCTTCAACAAGCGGAAGATCCGCGCCGGCATGCGCAAGGTTGGCCAGCTGATCGCCGGCCGAGCGCAGATGAATTTGGCGCTCGGCGGTGGCCAGGAGGGCTACCCCGTCAACCGGACCGGGGCCACCACCGAGTCGATCAACTTCAAGCTGTCCAGGTCGGGCTTTTTGGTGCGGGTTGCGCCCAACAAGACCGCGAGCATGAAGGAGTATTACCCGGCTTACCTGCACTACGGCGTTCGCCGCAAGACGGGCGGCGGGTGGCGGATCAGGCCCCGCGACAACTACATGACCGATGCGCTGACCGACAGCCGCGCCGAGGTGCAACGCATCCTGCAGCAGGCCTTTGCCGCCGCGCTGCTCAAATGAGTACCTGACATGAAAATCACGCCTGTGATCGAGCAGCTGCGCGCCTATGCGCCTGGCTTCGAAGGGCGCGTGGCCGGCGGTCTGGATTGGGACCCGACCGCCGACAGCGCCAAGATGCCCCCGCCGGCGGCCTATGTGATCGCGGTTGGCGACTCGGCCGACGAGCCGCAAGCGCAGAACGTTTACACCCAGGCCGTGCGCGATGTCATCGACGTGTGTGTCGTGCTGCCGACCGACGATGAGCGCGGGCAGTCTGTAGCCGACGTGCTGCACGACGTGCGCGCCCAGCTGTGGCGCGCCCTGGTGGGCTTCGAGCCGGACGAGGAATCGGGGCCGCTGCTGTACGACGGTGGTCAGCTGCTGCTGCTCGACCGCGACCGCATGGTCTACCGCTATCGGTTCTATGCCGATTTCCAGCTCGGCCGCTGGGAGCAAACCGGCGAGGGCAAACCGCAGACCTGGCAGGAATGGCAGCTGGCCGGCCTGCCGGCCCTGGAAGGCATCGACACCCGCTTGGACTTCCTCACCCCCCTGAAAGACCCCAACGTCACGGCCTCGGGGCCAGACGGCCGGGTCGAATTCATTACCCGCGAGGACTTGAACCCATGACCACCATTCACCTCAAACCGGCCCCGGGGCGCGATTGCCCGATGCCAAGCCAGCCGGGCCAGTACCTGCCCGCCGAGGGCGCCGCGGTGCCCCGTGATGCCTATTGGGAACGCCGTATCATCGCCGGCGACGCCCTGGAACAGAAGACCACCACCCGGGGGAGCAAAGCGCGATGAGCATCAGTTTCAGCAACATCCCGAGCGACATTCGCGTGCCGCTGTTCTATGCCGAAGTCGACAACTCCATGGCCAACAGCGGCGGGTCCAGCCTGCGCCGGCTGATCGTCGGCCAGGTCAACGACGACGCCGAGAGCGACGAAATCGGCCGCCTGGTGCTGGTGTCGAAGACCAGCGACGCCAAGGACATCGGCGGTACCGGCTCGATGCTGGCCGCCATGCATGCACGCTGGCGGGGCATCGACGTGGCCGGCGAGGTCTGGTGCCTGCCGCTCAAGGTGGCCACCGGCGCGGCCGCGACCGCCACCGTTACGGTAACGGGCAGCGTGGCCACCGCCGGCCTAGTCAATCTGTACGTGGCTGGCCAGCGCGTGCGCGCCGATGCGGTGGTCGGCGCCTCGGCTGAGGCTGTGGCGGCCAGCCTGGCGAAGGCCATCAATGCCGCCATTGACCTGCCGGTGACGGCCACGGCCGCCGCCGGTGTGGTCACCCTGCAGGCCAAGTTCAAGGGCGAGCTGGGCAACGATATCCAGGTGCAGCTGAACCGCCTGGGGCGGGCCAATGGCGAGACTACGCCGGCCGGCCTGACGCTGGTGGCCACGGCCATGACCAACGGTGCCGGCACCCCGGCTGTATCGGCGGCGTTGGCCGCGCTGGGCGACGAAGAATTCGAGTTCATCGCCCAGCCCTGGACCGATGCCGACACGCTGGGCGCCTGGAAAACCGCGATGGACGACAGCGCCGGCCGCTGGTCCTGGGCGAAGCAGCTCTATGGCCATGTGTACAGCGCGCAGCGCGGCACGTTGGGCCAGCTGGTTGCTGCCGGTCGCCTGCGCAATGACCCGCACGTCTCCGTGCATGGCTTCGAGCGCGGTGTGCCGCAGCCGGCGTGGGAAGTCGCGGCGGCCTGGGCGGCGCGCACTGCTGTGTTCATCAGCGCCGACCCGGCGCGGCCGACGCAGACCGGCGCGCTGACCGGTATCGACCCGGCGCAGGCCAGCGACCGTTTTACCCTGACCGAGCGACAATCGCTGCTGACCAGTGGGGTGGCCACTGCCGTCTACAACGGCGGCAGCTACCGCATCGAACGGGCCGTTACGACCTACCAGCGTAACGCCTATGGCCAGCCGGATGACTCCTATCTGGACAGCGAGACACTGCACCAGTCGGCCTATGTGATCCGCTACCTGCGCAGCATCATCACCAGCAAGTACGGCCGCCACAAGCTGGCCAACGACGGCACGCGCTTTGGCCCCGGCCAGGCCGTCGTCACGCCGAAGGTGATTCGCGGCGAGCTGATCGCCGCTTATGGCGCGCTTGAGCGTGAGGGCATTGTCGAGAACGCCGAGGCGTTCAATCAGTACCTGATCGTCGAGCGCGATCCGAAGAACCCGAACCGCCTGAGTGTGCTGTTCCCGCCGGACCTGGTGAACCAGCTGCGCGTGTTTGCGCTGCTGTACCAGTTCCGCCTGCAGTACCCGGATGCGGCGTAACCCTCATCGTTCAACCCCAGCCCGCCCAGTGCGGGCTTTTTTATGGGAGTGCCCTTTATGGGTCAGAAAGTCGCGGGCACCTGTTTTATCAAGGTCGACGGCGATCAGCTGGTGATCACCGGCGGCGTGGAATGCCCCCTATCCACCGTGAAGCGCGAAACCATCACGCGGGGCTACTTCAAGGAAGAAGACCTGATCCCCTATGTGGTGGTCGACGCGGTGAAAACCGCCAACTTCCCTCGGGCCAAGCTGGCCGACGGGATCGGCATGACCATCACCGCCGAGCTGGCCGACGGCTCGGTGTACGTGCTGAGCGGCGCGTATCTGGTGGACGAAACCAAAGTGACCGGCGATGACGCCAAGGTCTCGCTCAAATTCGAAGGCATCCAAGGAGACTGGCAGTAATGACTACCGTAACCCACACCCTGAAATCCCCTATCCAGGCCCACGGTGCAGAAGTCGCCGAACTGCAGCTGCGTCGCCCAACCGTGCAGGAGTGCCGAGCCATCAAGGCGCTGCCGTACACCGTGGGCGACAGCGGCTACCCGATCATGGAAGTGGAGGTGGTCGGCAAGTACATCGCCGTGTGCGCTGGGATTCCGGCCAGTTCGGTCAACCAGCTGGAGCTGCGCGACCTGAACGCGCTGGGCTGGCTGGTAATCGGTTTTTTCATGGACCGCGATTCGACTCAATCGGACAGCTGACCGAGCTGGCCTATGACCTGGCCTGGTGGTGGAAAGCCACCCCGGGTGAGGTGCTGGGCTGGACCCTCGACACGTTGTTCGAGAGTGAGGAAAACGCGTGGCGCATCAACGCGCTAAATGGGGGAGGCGGTGGCGGATAAATTCCAACTCAAGGCGCTGATTACCGGCGTCGACAAGCTGTCACCGGTGCTTAATGGTGTTCGCAAAAACGCCGCGGTGCTGCGCAAGCAGTTGAACAGCTCAGGCCTGGGCAAGATCACCTTCGGCGAGGCCCTGCAGGGCGGGGCGATTGCCGCCCCGTTCGTCATAGGTGTGAAAGCGGCCATGGGCTTCGAAAGCGCCATGGCCGATGTGGCCAAGGTGGTCAACTTCAAAACGCCCGAGCAGTTCAAGGCGATGAGCGACGATGTGTTGGGCCTGTCCGAGCGCTTGCCGATGGCGGCCGAGGGCATCGCGCAGATTGTCGCCGCCGGTGGCCAGTCGGGCATTGCCCGGGAAGAGCTGAACCGCTTCGCAGAAGACGCGGTGAAAATGGGCGTCGCCTTCGACCAGACGGCCGAAGAATCGGGCTCGATGATGGCTAAGTGGCGCACGGCCTTCAAGATGAACCAGGATCAGGTGGTCACGCTCGCTGACCAGATCAACTACCTGGGCAACACCGGCGCGGCCAGCACCGGGCAGATCTCCAACATCCTGACCGCCATCGGCCCCCTGGGCGAGGTCGCGGGCGTCAGCGCGGCGCAGCTGGCGGCTATGGGCTCGACCCTGGCCGGGGTGGGCATTGCCCAGGATGTGGCCGCCACGGGCATCAAAAACTTCATGCTGACCCTGACCGCTGGCACGGCGGCCACCAAGTCGCAGAAGGAGGCTTACAAGGCCTTGCGCCTGGATGCCAACGAGCTGGCCAAGGGCATGCAGACCGACAGTGAAGGGACGATTAACCGCGTTCTGGAGACGCTGGCCAAGGTCGAGAAAAGCAAGCAGGCGGCGGTACTGACCAACCTGTTTGGCAAGGAATCGGTGGGGGCTATCGCGCCGTTGCTGACCAGCCTGGGCACGCTGCAGAAGAACTTCAAATCGGTCGGCGACGAAAGTCAGTATGCCGGATCGATGAACAACGAGTACGCCGCACGGGCCGCGACTACGCAGAACGCCATGCAGCTGCTGCAGAACCGGGTCACGCGCCTGGGCATTACGGTCGGCAGCATGCTGTTGCCGCCGCTCAACGACTTCATGGCGGCCGTTGGGCCGATCATCAGCAGCGTGGCCAGCTTGGCCGGGGCGCATCCCTGGCTGATCAAAGGGCTGCTGGGTGCGGCGGTGGGCTTCACCGTACTGCGCTTGGCCACGGCCGGGGCCTCGGCGGCGCTGGCCCTGATGAACGGGGTCGCGAGCATGAGCCCGGTGGGCATGATCGTCCGGGGTATCGCCATTGCCGCCGGTGTGCTGATTGCCAACTGGTCGACCGTGGCGCCGTACTTCCAAGCGGTATGGGACAAGATCAAGGCCCCGGCGATGGCGGTGTGGGAGTGGATGAAAACCGCTTTCGCCTGGTCACCGCTGGGCCAGATCGTCGCCAACTGGGAGCCGCTGACGGCGTTCTTCGGCGCGCTGTGGGAGCTGGTCAAAGCCCTGTCGGTGCCGTTCTTCGACTTCCTCAAGTCGGTCTTTGACTGGTCGCCGCTGGGTTTGATCATCAAGCACTGGGAGCCCATCACCGGCTTTTTCAAGGGGATCTGGGACAAGCTGCGACCCATCATCGAGCCCATGATGAAATTCCTGGGCTTCGACAGTGAGTCGAGCGGCGACGGCGTGATCAGCGCGGCGACGGCCAAGGTCAACGACTGGGCCGAGCAGCAGAAGGCGCGCAACGCTGCCGGCGAGCCGGTACCGGGGGCGCTGGTCAAGCCGATGGCGCAGCCGGTGCAACTGATGCCAGAAGCCACCAGCGTGGCCAGCCTTATGCGTGCGCCGGATCAGCCGGGGCCATGGGCAGCGATGCCGCTGTCGGCCTCGCAGATGGCCGAGCATGCGCAGGAAAGCCTGGCCAAGGGGCTGACCCCTGGGGAGGCGATGAAACGCGCTGAAATGGGCCTGCCTGGGCAGAACAGCCTGGCAGCACCTGCAGCGGGTGCCCTGGCCGCGTCGCGGGGTTCCCTGGTGCAGCAGGCAGCCCAGGCCAGCAAAGCCCAGCTGGAAGGGCAAATGGTCGTGCGCTTCGACAACGCGCCGCCCGGCATGCGGGTGGAGCAGGCCGACACCAATCAACCCGGGCTGCAGGTCAGCCCACAAGTGGGCTACCGATCCTTGGGGAGGGCGTCATGAGTACCTGGCGGGATCAGTTGCATCCGGCGTCATTCCGGGGCGTGCCGTTCCACGTCGACAGCGACAGCATGCCGGCGGGACGGCGCACGCAAACGCACGAGTACCCGCAGCGGGACAAGCCGCTGGTGGAAGACCTGGGCCGCGTCACGCGGGAAATCAAGCTGGCCGCGTTCGTGATCGGGGAGGACTGCTATTTCCAGCGTGACAACCTGCTCAACGCCCTGGACAAGCCCGGGGCGGGGGAGCTGGTCCACCCCTGGTATGGCCGGCTGACAGCCACCGCGACGGTCTGCAGCATCAGCCATGAGCGCCGCGAGGGCGGCATGGTCCGCTTTGACCTGGTGTTTGTGGAGGACGGCGAGAAGCGCTTTCCCGCCGGGGTGCCGAACACGGCGCGGCAGTTGGAGGACTCATCGGAAAGCCTGCTGGAATCGGCGATTGCCCGGTACAAGGCCGCCATGGCTGTGGTCAACCGGGCGCGTCTGGCGGTGGTCGCGCTGCAGAATGGCATTGCCGGGGTGCAGATGGCCATTGCCTCGGAGCTTCGCCAACTGACGGGCCTGGTCAGCTCGGTGGAGGCGCTGGCTGACATGCTGATCAACGCCCCGGGCAACTTCGCGGCGATGATCCGGGGGCAGTTCGCCAGTGTTGGCGGCAGTTCGCGGTCGTCCGGCTATCGCTGGGGGCCGTCGAGCGGTGGCGAGTCGGCCAGCCTGGAGGTCGACTCGGAGTTTGCCCGTACTGTCGCGGCGCTGCCCGAGGCGACGCCGGATTTTTCAACCTTCGCCGAGTCCGGCCGGGCCATCACCGGCCAGGTGGAGCAGGCCCGCCAGTTGGCCAACGCTCCGCCGCCGGCCGGTGGGACAGACACCGCCGCCGTGGTCACCGCTGCCCGCGAGTTGGTGCGCGACGCGCTGATCGTGTTGGCCGTACGCGAGGCGGTGGCCATGCCGGTGGTGCAGGCGCCCGAGCCGCTGACCGGCTTTGCCACCCTGGAGCAGCAGGTGGTGGCCCCGATCCAGCGCCCCGAGGTGCCGGTCACTGCCGATGTGGTCGCGCTGCGTGACGCCATCAGCGACGCCCTGTGGCTGGCCGCCCTGGCGTCTCCGGTCGAGCACGTCGAGCGGCTGGAGGTGGTGCGCAACCAGGTGCGGGCGCACCTGACCGAAGTGGCCCGCGCCGGCGTGCGGCTGGCCGAGGTCACCACGCGGGAAAGCCTGCCGGCGGTGGTGCTGGCGTATCAGCGCTACGGCGATGCCACCCGCGCCGAGGAAATCGTTACGCGTAACAAGGTGCAGCACCCGGGCTTCCTGCCCGTGGGCGCGCTGACCATCGCTCGAGAGTGAATCCATGGACAACCAAAATGCTGTCACGCTGAGCGTGAACGGCCTGGACTATCGCGGCTGGAAGAAAGTCAGCATCAGTGCCGGCATCGAACGCCAGGCCCGGGATTTTTGCCTGGGTGTGACGTGGAGCTGGCCGGGCCAGGTGCAGGAAATCCCGGTGCGCCAGGGCGACCGCTGCGAAGTGCGGATCGGTGCCGACCTGGTGCTGACGGGTTGGGTGTTCGGCACGCCGATTAGCTACGATGCCCGCAGCGTCGAACGGTCGGTCGCCGGCCGCTCGCTGACTGCCGACCTGGTGGACTGCTCGGCGGTGAACAAGCCCGGCCAATGGCGCGGGCAGAGTGTGCAGAAGATCGTGCAGGCGCTGGCCGAGCCCTACGGGGTGCGGGTGCTGAGCGAGGTGGCGGAAACCACCAAGCTGGCCGACCACCAGATCGAGCCGGGCGAAACAGCCTTCGAGTCCGTCGACCGCCTGCTGACGCTGTCGCGGCTGTTGTCGACCGATGACGCCCGGGGGCGGGTGGTGATCATCAAGCCGGGCAGCGCCGGCCGCGCCGTCGACCGCCTGGAACTGGGGCAGAACCTGCTGACCGGCAGTGCCGAGCTGGATTTCTCGGGGGTGTTTTCCGAGTACCGCGTCACTGGCCAGCGCTCGGGCACCGACACTGACTACGGCGCGGCGGCCAGCGAAGTGAAGGCCGGCGTCACCGATCCGCGCGCCACCCGGCGCCGGGTGCTGCTGATCCACGAAAGTGGCCAGATGACCCCGGAGCTGGCCCAGGCGCGGGCCAACTGGGAGCGCGGCAGCCGCATGGGCAAGGCGCTGACCCTGCGTTACAAGATCCAGGGATGGCGGCAGTCCACCGGCGCCCTGTGGGTACCGAACATGATCGTGCGCGTGGTCGACCCGCTGATCGGCATCGACCGCGACATGCTCATCAGCGAAATCGAGTATGTGCTCGATGACGCCGGCACCGTGGCCAACATCGTGGTAGGCCCGCCGGATGGCTTCGACCCCGAGCCGAAAGACCCGCACAAGTCGCGCAAGCTCAAGAAGGGCGGCAAGGCCGACAACTTCGAATACCTGATCCCCGCTGACTGGAAGCCTGGCCAATGAGACCCATGAGAAATTTTCTCGCCCGGGGCGTGGTCGCCCTGGTCGATGCCGGCCGCAAGCTGCAGGGCCTGCAGATGCGCCTGACCGCCGACGAAGTGAAAGACGGTATGGAGCACTTCGAGCCCTACGGCTTTACGTCCAACCCGCTGCCCGGCGCCGAGGCCCTGGCAGCGTTCCTGGGCGGCGACCGCTCCCATGGGGTGGTCGTCTGCGTCGCCGACCGGCGCTTTCGCCTGCAGGCGCTCAAGAGCGGTGAGGTGGCGATTTACACCGACGAGGGCGACTGCCTGCACTTCAAGCGTGGCCGCTTGATCGAGATCCACACGCTGACGCTCAAGGTCAAGGCCGATACGGCCGTGGAGTTCGATACGCCGGTGATCCGCACCACGGGCCAGATCGTTTCCAAGGGCGACCAGATCGCCGCCGGCGTCAGCCAGGTCAACCACCCGCACGCCGGCGTGACAGTGGGCACCCAGCAGAGCGGTAAGCCGGTGGTGACGGCATGACGCTGCTCGATGCCGAGTCCGAACGCGCCTGGCAGCGCGCCGTGGTGATCAGCCTGTTGACCTGGCGACGCGCCGAGGGCGGCGACCTGCTGGACGACGACCAGCGTTACGGCTGGTGGGGGGACACGTTCCCGACGCTGGCCAATGACCGGATTGGGTCACGCCTGTGGCAGCTGCGCCGGCGCACGCTAACCGACGACACGGTGCGCACGGCCGAGGCGTTCGCCCGCGAGGCCCTGCAGTGGGCGGTGGATGACGACCGGGTGAGCGCCGTTACGGTAACGGCGTCGCGCAGGGTCGACCGCCTCGACATGCAGGTGCGGGTCGGGCTGCGCGACGGCCCGGTGATCGATGTTCAACTAGACAACCTGTGGCAGGTGATCAATGCCGTTTGAAATCCCAACACTGCCCGCCCTGGTGGCCAGGGCACAGGCCGACCTGGCCGGCGGTAGCGCTCTGGTCCGTTCCGACGCTGAGGTGCTGGCCCGCGTGCTGGGCGCGGCGTCGTCCGGCCGCTACGGCCATCAGCGCTACATTGCGGACCAGATCCTGCCGGACACGGCCGACGACGAAACCCTGCTGCGCATGGCCCAGGCGCGGCTTAAGCGCGGCCGCCTGGAGGCCGTGAAGGCGAGCGGGGCGGCCACCTTCACCGGCGCCGCCTCGGCGCTGCTCGATGCCGGCACGCTGCTGCAGCGCGATGACCAGGTGCTGTTCAGGGTGCGGGCTTCGGTCAAGCTGACCAGCACCGAAGGCGTCGCCCAGGTTGAAGCCCTGGAGCCGGGCGAGCTGGGTAACACGCCTGCCGGCACGCAGCTGCGTCTGGTGTCGCCAGTGCTGGGCGTCAATGACACGTTCGCCGTGGCAGCGCCGGGCCTGACCGGTGGCACCGAGCAAGAGAGTATCGAGGCGCTGCGCGCTCGGGTGATCCGTTCGTACCGGGTCATTGCCCACGGCGGCAGCAAGAGCGATTACGAGACGTGGGCGCTGGAGGTCGCCGGGGTGACCCGGGCCTGGGTGGTGCGGCGTTGGGTGGGGCCGGGCACGGTGGGGCTGTTCTTCGTGCGCGATGGTGATATCGACATCATCCCGAACGCCGAAGCCATCGCCGCCGTGGCCGCCTACATCGAGCAGGAGCGGCCCGTCACCGCCGAAGTCTACGTGCTGCCGCCGGCCGAGAAACCGGTGCAGTACCAGCTGTCAGTCACCCCGGACAGCAGTGCGGTACGCCGCGCCGTGGAAGCGGCCCTGATAGACCTGCACAACCGTGAATCTGAACTGGGCGCCACGCTGCTGGCCACCCACATTGCCGAGGCCATCAGCGGCGCCACGGGCGAGCGTGATCATAAGGTCATCAGCCCCGCCGGCGACGTGCAGGCGGCCCCTAATGAGCTGCTGACTTATGGGGGTGTGCTGTGGTCGTGAGGACGGTAGAGGACTACTACGCCCAGTTGTGCGCGCTGTTGCCGCCGGGTCCAGCCTGGGATCGTGAATTCAACCCAGGCGTTGACCAGGTACTGCAGGCGGCGGCCCAGGAATTGGCCACCGAGGACCGCCGCGCCGCCGACCTGCTGGCCGAAAGTGAACCCGCCACGGTGCGCGAGCTGGTCCCTGACTGGGAGCGGGTCATGCAGCTACCCGACCCCTGCATGGGCGATTCGCCGGCATTTGCCGATCGGCAACTGGCCGTGCGCCGCCGGCTGCTGGAGGTGGGTGGGCAGACGCCGGCCTATTTCGTGGAGCTGGCTTTCTCGCTGGGCTACCGCAATGCCCGCGTGATCGAGCACCGGGCGCCGCGCTTCGGTAGGTCGCGCTTCGGCTCGGCCCGCTTCGGCACCTGGGGGGCACAGTTCATGTGGACCCTGGAGACGGGGCCGCGCCTGGCCCAGGGCAGCCGCTTCGGCTTTAGCCATTGGGGCCAGACCTTCGGTGGTGCCACCAATGGCGCCCTTGAGTGCCTGGTCAGCCGCGCCGCGCCCGCGCACACCCTTGAAACCATTACCTATGGATAACGCGATATGGACTACCCGAAACGCATTCCCAATGTTGGCCTGGTCGGCGGCAAGTTTGCAGATGAAAACGCCAGTACCGGCCAGCCCGGCTCGCTGATCCCGGCCGCCTGGGGCAACGCGGTCACTGATGAGCTGTTGGCCGTGATCAAAGCCGCCGGCCTCGCGCCGAGCGAAGACAACAACGCCCAGCTGCTGCAGGCGATCCAAGGTCTTGCTGCCAGCGACATTAAACGCGCCGTGCGCGTGGCCACTACAGGGCCAATTGCTCTGTCCGGCCTGCAGACGATTGACGGCGTGGCCTTGGCCGATGGTGACCGGGTGCTGGTGAGAAACCAGGCCAACGCCGCACAGAACTGGATTTACACGGCATCCGCTAATGCCTGGGCGCGGGCGCTGGATGCGAACGAGAACGCGGAATGCACCCCGGGCCATCTAGTCATTGTGCAGGCCGGAACGGCCTACGCCGGTACCATGTGGCAGCTGACCAACACGCTGCCGCCGCAGGTTGGTACCACGCCGCTGACGTTTGCCATGCTCTATGGCAAAACAGGCGTAGCGGCGGGCGACTACCGAAAAGTCAGTGTCGATGCACTGGGCCGTGTGACGGCAGGGGCCAATCCGACCACGCTGGCCGGCTATGGCATCACTGATGCTGCGCGCCTCGACAGCCCGGTCTTCACCGGTACGCCCTCCGGCCCGACGCTAGCCGTGGGCGTGAGTAATGACCAGTTCGCGACGACGAAGCACCTTCGCGACACGCTGACTGCGTATGGCCTGGGAGTAGCCAAGGTCCTAAAAGGGAACATTGATTCGGTAGGGGCGCCCAGTGGCTTCTATTCGTTCAGTGCCGGGGAAACGTCGTTTGCAGAGTATTCGTCGCTGATTAAGTTGCCGTATGTCGACGACCGCTACAGCGCTCAGATCGGCCTTGTACTCAGCGAGGCTGAGCCGAAACTGGCGTTTCGTACTTGTTATCAGCCCAACGTGTGGGGGCCTACTCGATACGCATGGCATGACGGCAACTTTAACCCGGCGACCAAGTCAGACCGGGCCACCACTTACAGCAAGTCGGAAGCGGACGCCGCCCTGCGGGCAACGTTAAACTCGTATGGTCTGGGCGCTACAAACACCGGCTCGGTGAACGCTGCTAACCAGTTGCCGACTCTGGCATCGGGGCATTACTACTACGCTGCCGACTTCTCGCCGTATGGGTCTTATGCGTTCGTGCAGCGTACAACTTACGCCGGCAACCGTGGGTTCGAAGTCGCGAACATTCCGTACACGGATCGTTTTATGGGGCGTAGCAGCAATGGCGATGGTTCATGGCGTGCGCCTGTTGAACTCGCGACATTACCGGCTTTGCAAGCCGGGGTTGAAGGCATTTTGGCCGGTCTGTCGATCAACAAAGCGCCTAATGGATACATCAAATTTCCGGCCTCGATGGGCGGGCTGATCTTGCAATGGGGCAACGTAGCGCCAGTCCCTGCCGCCGGCACTACGATCACATTCCCGATGGCATTCCCCACCACTGTGTTTGGGGTTTACCCAAGCATCATTACCCCGACGACGGACGACTACGAAATCATGGTCTCGAATGTGGGCCTGCAGAACTTCGTGCTTCGCTCCCATGCGGTGCAAATCCCTAATGCCTATTGGTTTGCAATCGGTTGCTGATCAGGAGTTGAAATGAAAAAGTTTTACAGCGCCGGCACCGGCGGCTTTTACGGTGAAGATGTGCACGGCCCGCGTCTGGTTGAGGGAGAAGGTGGCGAGCTGATTGCAAACCCTGATTGCGGCATCCCCGTGGATGCTGTCGAAATCAGCAGCGAGGAGCACACCGAGCTGTTGGCCGGGCAGAGCAGTGGCAAGCGGATCACGGCAGACAAGAATGGCTATCCCGTGCTGACTGATCCGCTCCCGCCCACGCAGGAAGAGACGGCCGCAATGGAGCGGCAATGGCGTGACGGTGAGCTGCAGGCGGCTATCTGGCTGCGTGAGCGTCACCGCGACCAGCAGGAGATCGGTGCCGGCACATCGCTGACGGCGGATCAGTTCAAAGCGCTGCTGGTGTACATGCAGGCCCTGCGTGACTGGCCTCAATCAGCACAATTCCCCAAAATCGAGCACCGGCCAGTCGCGCCGCCCTGGATCACTGAACAAACTCAATGAAGCCCCGCACTGACGGGGCTTTTTCTTGCCTGGAGAAAACTATGACTCAATTGATTCCCCGCGGCGTGCGCAATCACAACCCGGGAAACATCGATTTCAACCCTGCCAACAATTGGATTGGCCAGGTCGGTAAAGAGCCCGGTGGCCGATTCTGCATTTTCGACACGCCGGAGAATGGCATTCGTGCACTCGGCAAGCTGTTGCAGACCTACTACAACAAGCACGGCCTGCGCACTGTGGCAGCGATCATCAAACGCTGGGCACCGGAGGTAGAGAACGACACCGATTTCTACATTCGCACTGTAGCGCAGCGCTGTGGCCTTGCCCCGAGCGATCTGATTCAGGACATCAAGAGCCAGCACGTCCTGGGCGGCCTGGTGCACGCGATCATCAAGCACGAGAACGCGAACTACGAGTATTCGGAGGCGGTGTTCGCAGAGGGCTTGCGAAGGGCGCTGACATGAACACCTGGGGCGTGCGTGTGATTGCGCTGCTGGCTGTGGTCGGTTCGTACTGGCTCGTCTACCAGCACGGTCGCTCTGTGGAGCGCGTCGTCGCCGCTGCCGCATCTGCGCAGCGAGACGGCGGCGATCGGATGGCCGAGGTGCTGGGAGAGCGCAGAGAGCGGACAAAAGAACAGAGGCGCATAGATGCGCAAGAGGAGGTGCGAGCACATGCTCAGGAACAACGAACGATCGCTGAAGTGGCTGCTGCTGGGGCAGATGCTGCTGGCCAGCGGCTGCACGACGAAGCCGGCAAACTCGCTGCCACCGTCGGTTGCCCCAGCCAGGATCCCGCCATTGCCGCTCGAGGCGAGGCAGCACGCCGCGCCGCCATGGTGCTCTCCGACCTGCTCGCACGGGCTGATGCTCGAGCGGGAGAACTGGCGGCAGCGTATGACCGTGCCAGAGTAGCGGGCCTGGCCTGTGAGGCGTCGTATGACCGCCTGCTGAATAGCGACCAAAGCGCGCAATAAGAACGAACGCCACACAACCCGGTGTGTCACTACAAAAACAAGATACTACTGGCGCCATGCAAGTCCAGGAGATGGTATGCGAAGGGATGAGCTGAAGAGGGAAGCCCAGGCTTGGGCCATGCTCGCGTTTTGGGTCAGCTCTATTGCGCTGGCTACTGTGGCCTGGCATCGCATGCTGATCTGATGCAGCATCGTCTCCGGGAGTGTTGCTCCTATAATGGCTTGGTCAAATCATGAGGGATGCCCGTGAAGCGAACCATCGAAGGAATGATCGAGGCGGGTGAGCCTCTTATTCGTGAGGCCATTGAGGCTTTGCGCACCTGCCACAACGCTCAGGACACGGGAGCCCCAGCAGAAGAGGTCGAGCGCTTTCGGCTTATCGCAGAGTCCTCTTACCAGGCCGTGACCGAGTACCAGCTCTACACGCTTGGCCACCAGTCTTTAGTCCGGCACTAGCTGGTTCGATCAGAATTTAGGCTGCTGATTTCTTAAATTCCCCACGACAATGTCGACCGCCAGTTACTCGCGGCGGGCTGCAAACTGGATCGCCATGCTACTCTCGCCCCGCTTGCAATGGCTGATGCTCAAGCTCAGGCGCTGGCAGCAGCATTTGACCGTGTCAGAAAAGCTGGGCTAACGTGCGAGTTGACAAACAGCGAGGTGCAAAAATGAGTGGGATAGCGCTGTGACCAAGCGAGAATCTGAGAGGTGTTCTACAAACTCGGGATTTTCAGATGTCAGGCCCCACTTAGTCTGCTCTGAATAGGGCTAGCTCCGCAGGATAAGATTTTAGCCTGGAATGGCTCGATATTAGTGAAAATTTAGCGATTGTAAGGATTTTTTATGAGATTGGTTTCAGTTGAATTTTCCGAGAACGTTGGTCGAGATAGGGAGTGGGTTCTTCGTGAGCTTGCTCTTGGTCAGAAAAATCTAATAGTAGGTAAAAACTCTACAGGGAAAACAAGAACGCTTCATGTGTTGGCAAGTTTGGCTCGTGTACTATCGACGTCGCAAAACGTTCCGCCTAGGTCAGGGAATTATATTTGTAAGTGGGAGGCTGAGGGAGGGGTTGAGAATAGGTATGAATATTCCGTGGAAGACTCTATTATTCTCTCCGAGAACTTGATTGTCTCTGGTGTCAACTATATGACGAGAGATAAGGATGGGGTGGGAATGATTTTGTTTTCCGCAATGGGTGATAATGGCTGCTCGATGCCATTTCAGACTCCTTTAAACGAGTTTGCCATTGTGAAGCGGCGAGATAAGCTGCAGCATCCTTTTATTGAGCCGCTATATGAATGGGCTGCTGCGGTTAGACATTATTTCTTTGGGTCCAGCTTTGGTAAGGATCATTTTTTTGTATATAACCCAATGGGAAGTAAGATTGATGAGCGCGATGGTAATCAAGTTGTAGGTGTGTTTAGGCGTGCCAAAGAAGATTTTGGTAGTACCTATGTCGACGCGGTATTGAAGGATATGAGGAGCCTAGGATACGATCTTGAAGGTGTAGACGTAGCCTTTCCTCATAGTATGACTGGGCTCGGCTTCCCTACAGAGGCTAACTCTATAGTGGTGCTAGAAAAAGGAGTTAGGGGGTGGATTGATCAGATTGTTATGTCTCAGGGGATGTTTAGGTCTCTAGCCTTAATGGCGCATGTCAATTATTTGATATTAAGGCGTGCTAGTACTTGTATAATTGTTGATGATATTGGTGAGGGTCTGGACTTTGAGCGTTCATGCCTGCTTATAAATCTTCTGCGAGCGAAGTGTGAAGGCTCTAGCTTGCAGGTGATAATGTCGACGAATGACAGATTTGTGATGGATGAAGTCCCGCTTAAAGAGTGGACCGTGCTGGAGCGTAAAGGGTGTGTAGTTTCTGTTCGTAATTATTCTAACTCTGCAGAAGCTTTCGATAGGTTCAGGTTTACAGGTCTAAGTAATTTTTCATTCTTTGAGATGGATTTTCTTAGTGAGGGTGATGCGGATGCGTAAGATTGCATTTTTCGTTGAAGGGACTTCGGAAATGCTTTTCTTAGAGCGCTTGATTGAGGAAGTAGCCAACGCGAAAGAAATTCTAATTGAGAAGATGAGGATTCGAGGGGGTGGGAAGAGCGGGAAGCACCCTAAAACTATATCTATTGTTGATGGAAAGGTAGCACTTGGGTCTGAGCAATTTTATGTGATGATAGTTGATTGTGGTGGCGATCACTTGGTTGGTCAGCGAATAAGGGAAGAGCATAAAAGACTAACCGATGATGGTTATGAACGAATAATTGGGGTGAGAGACATTCGCCCGAGTTTTACCCGTGAGGAAGCTCCTTTGTTGCTTCAGGGTATGGAGGGTGTTGTAGATAAGGCGCTCGCCCCTGTTATATTTGTACTTTCAATGATGGAGGTTGAAGCGTGGTTTTTGGCTGAGTATTCCCACTATGAAAGAATCCACCCGGAGCTTACTCCTCAAGTTATTTTGGAATCATTGGGCTTCGATCCGAGAATATTAATTCCTGGGGAGCGAGATTATCCATCGTCTGATTTGCAGCAATCTTATGCGCTTAGGGGGATTGTTTATGAAAAGTCCTCTGTTCAGAATACTATAGATAGTTTGGATATGGCTTATGTTTACACTGAGCTGCCTGAGAAAGTCCCAGAGATTGCAGTTCTTGCTCAGGCTGTGGACGATTTCTTAGTTGTGAAGTAGGTCAGTGAAACCCGCTTTATTCTTAAGCTTCAGCATCGGGCTCATGGGTCTACAGGTTTTTGTGCGCTAATTTGGCAGGAAGCTTCGAGAAGCTTGCGATGCTTTTATCATTGCACCTTAAGGGCTCGTAAATAGGGAACTCTAAGGCTGCGAGATTGGTTTCATTTTGAATGGTTAGGGTGGCTGGCAGCTCAATGCGGATTCATGTCAGATCGGGTTGCTCACGTATGTGCCTTCAGAACTTTGGGAGAGGTACGATCCAAGATGGATGGTCGTCGGCAAAACGCCTGGTAGTGGGCGGAAGCCAGTTCCAAAACGGAGATTGCGATCCTTGTAAAATGCGGTCTTCAGCAGAACATTTTTATTTTTGTTTTGGAACTGATTGTGTTGTGCAGGCCGCATTGGCGGGAGACTTATATATCGGTCTTGAAAACCGTCGATGGGCAACTATCCTAGAGTTCGAATCTCTACGCTTCCGCCACATTCAAAGCCCTGGTTTTTCAGGGCTTTTTGCGTTTTTGGGGCATAGTAAAACTACCCATGGGAACACCCTTGGGAATGGTTTGTTGTGGAAGCGCTTCCGAAACTTTCCCTATTTGGTGGGTTTCGCCAGGGCTCCAACTCGGCGATACACCCGCTCTGTGATGTCGCCCTTGGTATGGCCGAGCAGCAGACTGGCGTGGTCAACGTCGGTGATTTCCGAGGCTGCTTTCGGGCGAATGTCGCGGAACTGGAATTGGCTGATACGGCCGGCCAGCACCGGGTCACCTGCGGCGACCGCTTCCTTCACGGCTTCCTCCCGGGCATCGTCCCATCGGTGGCGAAGCATCGGTGCCGTGACACGTTTGCCGTTATCAGTCAGCAGCAGGTATGGCGAGCCATGCGGAGCATTGCGCTCCAGGATCTTTCTTATCAGCGCACCCAAGCTGCTTTCTACTCCGTCCACCTCAAGCATGATCCGTAGCTTCTTTTGGGTCTTCTTCTGCTTTACGCCGAGGGCTTTGTCCTCGATGTCGTCCCTCCTCATCACCAGCACGTCCGCCGGACGCTGGCCCGTCAAATACGCCAAATCCATGGCATCCTTCAGTTCGCCCACCGCTTTCGCGTAAACCGCGTTCCAGATCGCATCGTTAGCGTAGAAGTCTCGCGGCATCTCCTTGTTCTTGCGCACGCCCTGGCACGGATTCTCGTTGGTTGTGAGCCCCCATTCCCGGGCTATGTTGAAGATGTGCGATAGGGTGGCGATCTCGCGATTCGCCCTGACTGGGGCGGTTCTGGCATCGCGATACTTCGCCACATGCGCAGGGGTGATGCCGTCGATTGGGGCCTTCTCGAAGTAGTTTCGCAACTGGCGTATCTCGGCCAGGTTGTCCTTCTGTGTGCGCGGCGCCTTCTTCGGAATGATGTCGCTCTCGTAGCGGTCGAAGATGGCACCCATGGTGACCAGGTCCTTGGGCTTCTCCTTCGCTTCAAGTTCTGCCCACTTCAGTCTGGCAAGGCTCAAGTCGGTGCCCAGCGTTACCTCTTTGCCCGACTTGTCCCGGTAGTAGTAGCTAATCCATTCCTTGTCGGGTTTTTTCTTGCTCTTACTGGTCCGCTTTCGTCGGTACACACCCGGAGGCAAGTCCCTGTTTTCGGTCTTCCTAGGACGCATTTCACCTCACCTTCGAAATATCAGGTGTCCACGCAGGGACTACAGGTGGTGGTGACGCCGTTGGCATTACTCCAAGGCTCATGCCCAGTTTCATACGAACGTAATGGCGGCCAACCAGTGGGCGCCCGCTGCGGGTTTCAACGAATACCCAGCCACGTTCCTCTAGCCAGCGACGCTGATATCCCCTGGCCTTATAGCCAGTCAGCTCGGCTAGCTCTTCGTCCGAAAGAATCTCGGTTTGCATGTGATGGTCTCCACGCCGCCGGTGGCGGCAGGTTGTGTCAGGCCGTAGCCTGGGCGATGGTCTGCTCGAAGCGCGACGCCAGTTCGGCGTTTACCTCGGCCTTGGCCAGGCTGTCGGTGGTGGCCTTGGCGCGGTGCAGGGTTTCGTACTTGCGCAGCTGGGCGGCCGCCTCAACCAAGTCGGCCAGGAGGTTCGGTGCCTGGGCGATCAGCCGGGCATTCGCTCTACGCACATCCAAGGCGAGCTCAACAAGCCCAACCTCGGTGAATGTCATTGCATCGCCACAGTCGGCGATCATCCAGCCGTCAGTTGGGAGTGCTTTCACGCCGTCGCCGCTGTCGGCACCCAGGCCGGTGAAAACCTCGGTCTCGTTCAGGGCTTCCCAGGGGCCTGGGGTGTGCTTGTGTTTCGTCATGGCAATATCTCTCCATGCCCGCGGATATCGGCAGGCTTGAATTGTTGAGGGGGAGGGAGAAAAGCGCGATGCTTCGTTGTCAACATGGCGTAGTGCCACTCATCCTTGATGTGGTGGTCACTTTTTGCGTTACGCGTTTAGGGGCTAAAAATGCCTAATTCAGATCAAAAATACCGTGCGTACCAGCTGCTACGACAGCTGGACACCGCAACATCTTCAATCATGAATCAAGTCGCTTACGGCCAGATCGGCGGCCCCCTGTGGGGGGAGGCCCTGCTGGTCCAGCAGAAGGCGTTTGACGACTGGGCAGATTATGCGAAGACGCTGGCCACGCTTGAGATTCTGGCATGCAGTGCTCCGCCATCCGGGGATCACAAATACCAAAGCGAGGCTTAAGCCATGCTTGGCCAAGTCGTTACCTCTGAATATCGGTGACCTAGGTGATGAGATGCATCACCTCTAGGGGGCTGCTGGACTGCTCCTAGCCATGCAAATTTGGAGCTCATATCCATCATTCCAGAACGCGGAGCTTGCCGCTGCCTCGGGTTCGTTCGGGGCGAGCTGGCGCTCGTTGCCGGCCTGCAGCTGGCTGTCTGGGATGCAGCTGATGCCGATCTGTCTGCCGCTGG